CACACCGAGAATGACACCGACACCGGTGCTGACCTTGCCACCAACGTGTACGATGACGTGTGACACATCATTGAACATCTTCTTACCACCGACAGCACCGGCGATAAGTGTAACGTTCTCTCGCATACCTTGGCCGAGATAGTCATAGCCCACAATCACACCAGCGCCACCAGCACCAGCAGTAACAGTGATGTTGCGACCATAGCGACCCATGATTGCGTCAGTCTGTGGCACTGTTGGCACGACATTGCCAGCAGCAGCAAGAACGACAGCGTTAGCGAGCACTCCTGCACCCGCTGCTACACACGCAGGGATGTCAACAGTAGTAAGTCCATCAATGCCCACGTCAGCCGCATAGCACATATCTGCTACACGATGACTGACGCGACGAGTGCTGGGAACAGCGACTTGTACGGCCATAGTTATTTGTCCTCTTGTTTGAACACGTCTTGCTCTTTGCTCGCAAGCAGCATCTTGTCTAACAGTTGGGGGTCTCTTTCAAGTAGCTGCGTGAGAACATCAAGCGTTTGTTTCTGCTTGTTCGATAATGCAGCAGACTGTTGCTGCATTCCAACTGGTGTATCATCGCCGCCTTCCATGTATAGCGGCACCAAGTTACGATCTAACCTCAACCGCTCTAGATCGCCTTGCGTAAGAAACGCACTGTCACCACGAAGTGTACGCACCATATAGCCTTCAACCTCAATCTCAGTAGGCACAACACGAAAGCCGATTTCATCTTTCACAGTGCGATTGACTACAGTCCGTCGCTTCATCGGCTCAACAGTGTATGCAGGGATAGCCTTCTGCTTCTGCTCCATGCTAAACGACTGTTGCGTTTGCTTGTTCTCGAAGCTGACTACTGGTGTTGGTTCACTAGCCATATGACGTATACTCCGTATACTAGTCGTTCACTACAGCGTGGGTGCGGTATTGCCGCCACGTTGCGAACTGACATTGTGTGATGACACGCTGTCCGTAGCCGTCGATAGTCCACGGTGCTGTCAGATCAACATTCTTCATGTTGTTGTCACCGAGGATATGCAGGCGCAGATAGGTGTCGTTGATGAAGTAAGCACGATCAACGGGGCAGCTTTCATCATAGATGATCGGCACACCGTTGTGGCTCACACCATCAAAGCCGAGGTCCATCATGCGCTTGCCGCTGCTTGTGTTCGTGAGCGGGATAGTCAACTTGCTACGAACGGCAGCACGATACAGGCGATAGTGATTGCGACCAGCGATGATCACCTTCGGACGCTCTGTTCCTTGCTTCAAGTCAAGCAACACATCGTCGTAGGCTTCTTCGATGTTCGTAGCGTTGAGAGTGCCTGCGAAGTCATAGCTAGATGAACGCCACTGCACTTCTGTTGCACGATCAATACCAGCAAGCGTGCCGACAGTTGGATCATCTGGAATGAGTAGTGCAAGTCCGTTCGGATCATTGCCACCACCCAAGCCGTAGAGGTAAGCAGAGAACTTCTCCTTGATGCTCAACTCAAGAGCTTCAAGTTTGCCCTGCAACAGCTTCACAGCCGCTTGCTCACCCTTGTTCTCATCTTCCTCTTGGTTGGAGATGATCACAGTACCAGCAACACGTGACCAACGGTACTCGACCTTAGTGAACTCTTGGGTCTGCACCACTGGCAAGCTGTCATAGTAGCTGTAGCTGGTGACAGTCGGGTTGCGACCAGTCAACAGCGGGTTGGTGATGTTGTAACCGCTACTTTCGTTCTCAATGCGGTCACGTGCGAAGCACCACGCCATGAGCGCGTTGCTCTGCATAGCAGCTACGATCAACTTCTTGCGCGAACGCTCAATTGTCGTAGCCAGTACGTTCTGGAGTACAGGCATTGTTGATGTGTCCTATTTAGAGTTGAGTTCTGTGAACACAGCCGCAGCAATGTCCTTCCACGGAGCATTAGCGCGGAAGTCTCCACGTGAGTTAGTGTTTGTAGTTGGAACCTGACCGCCGTTAGGAGCTACACCACGCATATCGCCCGGTGTTGACCTACTTCTGCCATTGCCGCTGCGTTGGCGCTGCATAGCTGCCTCGATCTGCGGCTTCAACGGTGAAGTGAAGTCAAATCCTCTACGCTCAACCCAACTACGTAGCTCATAGTAAGCTTTCTCTGGTGACAAGCCGTGTTGCTGCACCAGATTGCTGATTTCTACCCCATGCGTTTCAGAATGGGGGTGATGTTGCACAAACTGCTCCATCTGCACTTGAGCGCGTTCTTCAATCTGTGCTTGCTGCTGACGTTGCTTAGTCTGTTGCTCTAACGGACCCAATCTGCGGTCAAGTTCGTTAGTTATGACACGTGCGTTGATCTGTGGCACTGCATCTGTGCCAAACAGTTCCTCCATAGTGACGCCAGTAGCAAGAACACGCGCAACGATGTCACGGACGGCCATAACAGGGTCTTTTTCTGCCATAGCACGCAGTTGCAACGCCTCTTGTGCCATCTGTGGCGACAAGTTGTGCTGCTTCATCGTCGCATCTAACTGTTGGAAGCTCTGGAAGTGCTGTTGCATGCGACGTAGATCGCGCGTTGCTTGATTTGCAGCGTACTGAGCGCGATTTAGGTTGTATGCTAGCTGTTTCTCTCGTCGCGTTGCAGCAACGATCTGACCATTGCGGTCAAGTAGCTCACCTTTTGGTCCTTTCTTCGGCTTATCGGTGAAAAGCTGGTCGTCTTTCTCTTTCCCACGCGGTGTGTGACGGTCACTGCCTGTTTCTTGTCGCTGCTCGTCACCTTGATCAGCAGTTTGACCATCTTCAACGCCTTGCTGTGGCTGCTGTTGGTCTAGTTGACCTTCTTCACCACCGCTATCTTCGTGTTGATCACCTTGCGGTGGGTCTTTGATGCCAAACGTGTCACCAACCTGTGACATGAGGTCTTTTTCTTCAGGCATTGTAGCCTCCTTTACGCTGCTGCGCCTTGCTGCAACTGTTGTATCATCTCTGTAGCGATGTCAGCTACACTCTTACCGCGAGCAAGTTGTACGCCGAGTTGTTGCTTCATCTGCGGTGGCATGCCGTCGATAAGCATCGCCACTTGTTGCACTATTTGAGCGATGTCGTCAATCTGTGGGCCACTTTGTCCACCACCTTGTTGCGGTGCACCACCACCAGCGCCACCTTGCGCTTGTGCACGTGCTTTCATCGCCTCAATCACCATCTGTTGTCTACGATCTTGACCCTGCTGTTGACCTTCTTGCTGCTGGCCCTCTTGCTGTACCTCTTGTGGACTTGGACCTTGCACTTCCTTCATGATGCCTTTGTAGATCAACTCCCAATCATCTTGGCTGACAACTACGTTGTCGAACGCTTGCGAGAGTACTTTGAGAGCAACAACAGCAGCGATGGGTGTTGCACGTGTGAACTGACCAATGATTTGACTGATCTGTAGTGCTTGTTCCTTCTTCGCACGTGATGTCGGCTTGAGTGTGCTTCCACCAACGACGCGAGGTGTGAATGTGGAGCGGATAGCTTGTGCATCCATCTTCTCCCAATCACCAGCGAACTTGTCACCTAGTAAGACTGAGACTTCTTCTTTGTCCATGAACTGCATACACATCTGCGCGACAAGCCAGAGTACTGTGCCCACACTATCCTCGATAGCGTCCATCTTCTCGTCAGCGCGCGTCTGTATTTGGCTTTCATAGCTCTCAATTGCTTTGTTCGTTGTGTTTGTCTTATACTCCACACCACGTTGTACACTTGCTACTCCTGACAAGCGGTCGATTGCTTCTAGCACTGGCTTCTTGTCGAAGAACTTGATCGCTTCAGCACTAGGTGGCAACAGTGGGCCTAAGATGTCACCTATCTTCTTGCCTTCAGGTAGGTCAACACCGATTGTGTTGGTGTCATGTGTACCAGCTATAAGGCTCTCCAAAATCGTCCCGTCTTTGATGCTGTTCTTGTCGAACACGACTTTGCCTGCTGCGAACTTGCGTACTTTGGCCCACTCGTTGTTGATGATGTTGATGTCGTCTTGTTGATCAAGATAGTAAGTGACTTCTCCCTTTGCGTACATGCTAATAGGGTCTGTGTGAAACTCCATTGGGACCACAGTAAAGAATTGATCGAGTGAATAAGGATCATCCCAAACCCAAAGGGGATAGCTCCAGTCGTTACAATTGTATAGCTCAACGCGACGAGTAACTTTGTCCCATACATAGACCACCTTCGTCATCTGTGCTGCTAGGAACGAAGCTTGATCTGCATAGCCGTACTTAGAGTGTTCGCTAGTAGAGTAGCTGAACAGTTGGAAGTTGTCTGTTTGACCGCGTTCCCCCTGATCAGGAGAAACACCCGCCTTGATGACATTAGTAGGGGAGAACACACTCTCCCATTCATCAGTACCGGGCTTCTTGCGTCCGAACTTGGCACGCAACAAAGCGGTATACATGAGGTCTTCAATCATCACCCAATTGCACGGACCACTAAGGTCTAGGTCTGTAGCTGTAGGATCGACGATGATCTGATCTGGTCTACGCACTTTCACCCACGGACCAGCGGGCGTGAGCATGTCAATCGTTTGCTCTAGTGCTAGCAGCTTGCCTTCAATCTCTTTGATGTCCTTCTGTGACTTCGCCTTCTCTAGCTCTGTTGATAGCTTCTGCACTTCTTCTAGTGCTGCTTCGCTACTCTGTTCGCGTAAGGTGTAACCGACTTCGAACCAACCGATGTTTGTTAGCGACGTGCTGACGATGTTGCGCTTTACTTTGCGCTTGAGGTTCAAGCCCGGTGTTGTCTTCTTGCTGGCGAGTGTGTTGACAAGACGTTCGACTACACGTGCGCGTGGTTCATCTTCCTTGTCTTCACATGTGAACTCAGCGTCGGGGTTCTTAGTGAACAGCAGTGGTACAAGTGCACTGACGTTGGCGAACACTAAGTTCTCAGTGCTATCGAAGCCTCCAGTGAGAGACTTAGCAGACGTTGTGTTGTCTTCGCCTCTAGACGGCGCGTTGTTGCGCGTGTGATCATGGCGGTAGTAGCGATATGCTTCGTTCCACGCATCGACGCTCTTAGACATTGCAGACTTGCCTTGGTCGTAGCGACTACGCCACAACGGACCACGATGCTTAGAGACAGGTATCTTACTCTCACCTAACACGCGGTAGATAGGTTGATCGTCTACAGCAGCACCTTCAGGCTTCATCACACCGTCAAAGGTGTTGAACTCTGCCGGATCGGTGGTGGCAGGCTCTGCTCTACGGTTGTATTCTTCACCAGTTTCGTACTGTTCAGCCATCAGCGTTCACCTCGCCATACAGCATCAAGTGTGTGCATGTCGCTCTCGTTTGGATAACCTAAACCAAGTCCAACACTAGCACACTCACGCGCCCACTTGTGAACGCGATACGACAAGTAGAACCAACGTACATGACGTATACCCCACAACTTAGCCATAGCGATGAGCCTTTGAGTTGTCCTTCGACTTATCTCTCTCTTGCCACAGCATCCAGCTAGGTACGCGCTGGTTCTCTGGTACAACGTACCTGCCTATATCTGGCATGTCGCTCAACAAGTAGCGCGTAGCGTCCATAGCGTGATCGTTACGGTCCATTGGTTTATCAATGCGTTCGCCGCTGGTAGATTGCTGCCAGAAGTAGCCCGTACATTCGTCAATCCACCAGTCGAGCTTAGAGTTGACGAACATTCGCGGCGAACTTGCACTACGTTGAATAGGATGAAGCAAGCGATAGTTAATGTTGAGATAGCTACCAACCTTGACGATACCGTTGTTGATGTCATTGTTACCACGCTTCATGTGGATGCCGTCTTCCTTGAACATGTCAGCGATGGTCTTACCCACTGTGCGCTTGTGTACTGTGCGACGACCGAAGATAGATGGGTCAGCTAGTACCTTGTGCATGTCGTCTACTTCAACTGACCACTCATTGCGTATACGGCGTATAGCTGCAATCTGATGATCTAGAGGCATCTCTTTCTGATAGAAGCCGTCACAGATGATGACGTGTTGTTCTGGTGTGACGAAGCCGAGTAGGTAGCAACTCTGTTGAGCTTGACCGTAGTCGTATGCTTCTATCCAGTTCGGGTGATAATGTGTTTCATGATAACCATCGAGCAATGCGGTGATGTTCCCCTCTTGCAGAGTGTGTACGCTGTTGTCAAACTGCGGGTATACCAAGCCCTCATAGGCCACCCATTTGCCGAGTAGGAAGCGGTCGCGTTGTTGACCACTGTACATTGTCTCAAGAGTTTGTATGAAGTCGCCGCCTTCAGCTTCGTGGACATGACGTAGCTCATAGGTGCTGCCTTCTATGACTTCGATCAACAACTGCGGCTTACCTTGTGCGTCTAACACCGGCTTACGATCAACGTCACGAACACAGATCAAGTCATCGGTGATGTAGTCACCTTGTTTGTATTGCAGCAGCGGTCGCACTAACTTCGTGTACACCCAGTTGCCTGTTGGGTTGCACGTGAGCATCATCCAACGAGGCCCAGTAACAGGCATAGCAGGATCGTCTCCAGTGTAACGAGCGCGACCACGTAAGCGGCCAAATAGATCGAGGAAGTCTTTATGTGTTATCTCCGGGTCTTCCACCTGATCCACTATTACCCAATCGAACGTTGCGCTCAACAAGTTCGAAGAACTGCTCTCTGTCTTCGTCCCTTGTTGCGCTATATATCTGAAGTAGATAGTCGTGCCATTCTTTAGGTGACATATGTTGTCGCCGTTCTGCCCAACTGCGAAAGATGTGATCCAAGTAGGCGGACACCACTTCAAGAACTCCTTACGTATAGTGTCATTCAGCTTAGGATACGTCGAGCGCGATATAAGACCAGTGCAACCCGGATACATGTCAGCAAGCTGGATGGCCTTGATAACCGCAGCAGTAGTCTTACCATTGCCAAAGCCACCGCCATATATCTGCACCTTAGCTTTACTACGCAGGAAGCGATCCTGAAGACTACCTTCTTTCAGTAGTAGCTCAGGGCGTTCAGCAACGTTGACTGTTCTAGTGCGTGCCATTAGCGGATGTTAGTCTCAGCCCAACGTGTAGTGCCACCTTGCAGCGAGCGATACACTGTGCCATCGGCTGTGTTGATGTATAGCTGCGACGAGTAGAGTGAGTTACCAGCAGGGAACACTGCGCCAACCATAGTAGGCATCTCGTAGCTAGGATCAACTTCACCATAGAAGCCGTTTGCTTTGATACCTTGTCCGTCCTTGTTAGGTACGATAGCCATCACTGACCCTCCTGAACAATTTGTGAAGTTATATCCTTAGCATCGACATCGACTGTCGGCATGTGCTTCGGTTGTGCTATCTCTCTGATGTGCCTGATGACCAGCCCACCCTCTAGAGAGTGACGATGCTCCATGACTTGTTTAGGTGAGAAGCCGCCGCGATCAAGCATGTTCATCGCGATGCGAGCTTTAGTAGCTGGGCGTGTTTCTTCGTCTGTTGTAAGGTCTTCTAACAGATCGAGTGCTTTGCCACTCATAGCGTCAATGCGCTTCTGCACACTGTCAGCTTGCATATCTGCTAGATTGTCTTTGAGGAGTTGATCAAGCTGCGTGAATAACTGCAAGCCTTTGATCATGTCAACTTGAGAGAGCTTCAAGCCTGTCGCTTCTGCAATCTCTGCGTCATTGATACCGAGTGTGAAGTATAACCAAACAACACCAGCAGTAGTTATAGCCTTGCTGTCAGCAGGTAGATCAATAAGACCACGCCGCACAGCGCGGTTGTTGCGATCACGACCTCGTATAGTAGCTGTCTTCTCGCTTTGTCTGCTAGCCTTTGTTTGCTGCTCAATAACAGCATCTGGCGACGTGCTTGGGAGCATCGCCTGACCAGTTGACGTGTCGATGACAAGACCATTGGCGAGAGGTAGATCAGGCATTGGCCTTCTTCTTCGGTGGCGACTTACCACCACCTTGTTTGCGGAAGATGTCAGCTATCATCTGCTGGCGTTCGTTACCCGGCTTAGGTTGTCTGTTAGCTGGTATAGCTGGACGCTGTTGCCTGCCAACTTGCATACCCTGCGGCACAGGTGCGTTAGGGTTGCCAACAGCAGACTGCATCATCTGTGCACTGATTAGATCATCAATAGGATTGCCGCCACGACCGCGAGGCATAGGAGTACTCCTGCTATCTGGAACGCTCGCTTCTTGAACTTCTGCGTCTTCGTCTTCGACAGGTACGCTTGTGTCAGGGGGTTGGGTGTCTTCTTCATCTTCAGCTTCATCAACGGCAGGAGGTGCAGCTTCACCTGTAGCAGAGGGACCAATAGACGCTTGTGCAGCTTCATCAGGCCAATCACTAACCATGTCGATTAGCTGCTGCTCGTTGGTGTTCAAGCCAACGTGCTTCATCATCTCAGCAAGCAACGCAGGGTCTTGGCCGACAACTTGCAACATCTGCGGGTTCTGATTGATGTTCTGTAATAGAGCATCCATCTCAGGCGTACCTGCGTATGGCAGCTCAGCGCCGCTTGCACTCACAGGCATAGCAACTCCTACTTGTTGACAGTACCTAAGAAGCCACCGCCGCTGTTACCTGACTTGTCTACAGGATAGCCGCTCGTTGCTACGTTAGGTGTAGCTGCGAGTGGCATAGGTGCGAAGTAGGGTGTCATCTGCGCTTGGAAGGCTTCCTTCTCAGCGATAGTCGTAGCATGGAGAGGTACAACAGCATAAGGAACGATAGGTATCTTGCCACCCATGTCCATGTGATTGTGCTGTCGTGCTTGCACCTGTGCGATGGTGTATTCAGCATTAGCACCAACACCGTTCGCGAGTGCACGACCTATCTCACCGAAGTGCTGACCGCCATATGATGCATTGCTGCGTGCGACGTTACGCATGTGTGATGTAGCTTGGTTGGTAAGTCTGTGTGGCTCACCGAATGTGCCGTCCCAACCGCCTGCCCATGCTGGCATGATCGTTATCTCCTACTACATATAGAGGAAGTCGATCATCGCGGGTAGCACATCTAGTGTCGTTTGTCAAGTATACTCAGTATATATCCGGCACGAAGTGCCGGTCGGCTGGCCTTACTCTAGCCCTAGCTCCTAACTGACACATACTACAGCTACTACACCCCATCTATCCTTGCATGTGTTTGAGATTGTGTTATACTACATCTGTCGTGGTAGTAAACTTGACGCCTTATATGTCTCTCATAACGAGGGCCATATAGGGCGTTCTTTTTATATGTCATATAGACTAGAGTACTACACACATACAGCGTTTGGGTTTTATCTCATACACGCGTCAAATGCATTTCAACTGTGCGAGGGGCTTGCGTTGGTGCTCATCTCCAGTCAGCAAGCAAGTAAAGTAAAGCTCCTTTGGTTTCAAGCGGGGGACTGTCTTCCTGCACACGCGCACACGCTCGCACACCGCACGCTATACCACGCACACCATTGCATCGCGTGATAAGCAATCGCACACGCTATATGTGAGCACGATTAGCTTGGACACGAGGCGACGGCGAGGCGGCATCGACCGACCGTGTTATGCTCGGCATGAGTACAACAAGAGGCTATCCGGGTGACGGTAGCTTGTGCTCGATGTGAGTATATACGCTGTCATTGTGCCGCCTGTTAGGTGAACAAACCAAGTACGTGTTATGGAATATCTAGGCTAAAGAACAAAACATGAAAACGTCACTGGTGCGTTTCTAGCGACAAGATGATGCTAGGTAGCGGGCAAATTACAGCGCACCAGTGAGGCTCCTACGCAGACTGTGAGGCTATCAAAGTAGTACTAAAGCAGAACATGTTATGGAATATTGTGGTGCTCGCGTGTGCTTATCAGATATACAACTTGTCTGCTATGCTGCTAAGCTGTTGATTGTGCTTCGCTATTTGTGTGCGGTAGATATACCGAGTATATCGCCACGCGTCATGAGACATAGCACAAAGCACAACAGCTTGTGCCTGACGTAGTAGAGTTGATGCTAGATATAGTATGATGAAAAACACTTGCGGGTGATTTAGCTTCTGTTATTCTGGTGACAGTTGGTTGACGGCGGTTCCCTGAAGCGGCACACCCGCTTCTCTTGGGTCACATCGCAGGGTTCCAACTAGTGTCTCTCTTACGACTTGTGCACTTGCACTTGTGCGGACACGCGCGGCAAAGCGGCTTCACTGTACGCTCCGTTTGGATACGCCTAACACGCGAAGCAATAATGCAACGCGTGACACAATCAACAAAGGAACTACTACGATGACAAACGCTAAGTCTAACACTTCCGGCCTTGTTGCTTTTGGTGATGACATGTTGGCGCAAGCCACATTGCCAGCGCAACAGCGGACAGGCGCACTCTGGCAGGCTGTTGAACATGCCGATGTGATTGCGTCATTGATGCCCCGCTTGACCGCGCCTAATGCGAACAAGCGTGACATTCTGTTGACGTTTTGGCGTGAACAGACACCCGCTGGCATTAAGTTCGCTAAGGTCTTCGAAGACTTGAAAGCGGAAGAAGACCGCACAACGGAACAGCGTGAAACCTTTGCGGAAATGCAAGGTCAACTCAAAGCAATCAACACAAACTTTGAGCGTGCTGTGGATGTGTTCAAGGGAATGCAAGTTCTCACGAACGCGAAGCGCACTGTCAATGTCCGCAAGGTTCCGGGCATGAACAAGGTTTACAAGTGCTACGTCATCTATGAGAACAATCCGTCACTAAAGACGGA